CTACGCTATTTACCCTTGAATGTTTATCATTTCCTTTCGACGGTGTAAAGTTAATTACGGGTATGCCGGCCTTCTGCAGCTCATGCGTCAGGGGCAATCCGGATGCCTTTGCTTCAATGAGAATCAGCTCCGGTTCCCAATACTTATATTCCTTCTTCGCCATTTCCTTGAGTTCAGGAAAATTCCATCGTCCTCGTTTTGCATCTAAAAGGATGACGCATGGTTTAGTGTCCTCGTTAGGAGTGAATACTCCCCACGTGGTAATCGCCGAATAATCGGCGCTGTCTTTTTTAGAGAAAGCCGTATCATAGGACTGGATAATATATTGCAGATCCGGAATCTTTTCCTTGTCCCATTTCTGCCACCACTCACGCTTTATAAGGGCCCCTTCCTCAGCGACTGGATTTTGCATCCATTGCGCCTGCCATTTAGAAACGGGGATGGACGCCTTGACCTTGTTAAGGTCTTTTATGTTCCAGAAATTTCCCCACATTGGCTTATCATTAATGACGGCAGGAAATTCAACAATTTCCCATTGGTCAGCCATTGGTTCCTTAGCCTGGGCCTGCAGCAAGCGGCTCGTAAGATCCTTAATGGACCAACGCGTCATGACTAATACTATGGAGCCACCAGGTTGTAAACGCTGACGAGGGCCAGAAGTATACCACTCATAATGACCATCCAAAACAGTAGGCGAAAGAGCGTCTTGTTCGCTATGAGGATCATCAATAACAAGAAGATCAGCACCCCTACCGGTAATAGCACCACCAACACCAGCAGCAAAATACTCGCCGCCATGATTTGACTCCCAACGTCCAGCAGCTTTAGAATCAGCCGCCAAACGCACATCAGGAAATATTTCAGCATATTCATCGGATTCCAGTAAATTCTTTGTTTTTCGACCAAAACGGATGGATAATTCCCCCGTATGGGTCGTTTGTATCAGTTTTGCCTTCGGATTTCTACCCATAAAGTATGCAGGGAACAAATGCGACGCAAATTCGGATTTTGTGTGTCTGGGGGGCATATTTACGATTAATCGCTTCAATTCGCCTCTTGCGACACGATCTAGCTTCTCTGCGTAGACTTTATGGTGATGTCCTTGAATAAACTCGGGCCAAACCACTTTCACAAAGCTTAAAAAGTCATTTTGGGCCTTTTCTTGCCTTTCGGCCACAGCATTTCTCAAAATAAGCTTAAGAGTGTTGGTATCTAGTGATTCTAAATTAGAAAACGTTTCCATTTTTATAAAATTTTTTTGAATAAGGTACTTTAACCCATTTAAAACGATTTTTCAAGAGATTGTCGGCCTCGGACTTGCCTGGAAAACAAAAATAAGCATGCTTATAGAAAAAGGGGGGGTTAGGGGGTAGTTCTTATCCTGGGCACCCTCCACGAATGCTCCATTCTGCGATACTTCACACATACTTGGGAGTTTGAGAGTCCTTCTTTCCCGCGCGATTCTCCATTTCAACAATACATACTACATATTGCAAATGCCTATGGAGTTTAAGATAGCGCGCAGCGCCCGGGCGAAAAATTGTGTTGTATTCTTGCAACACTACTACATCTAGTATGTCGAATCCCACTACATCTAGTATATCTCGAATCTCGCACTACTAGATCCCGGGCGAAAGTTATCCACAGGATATCCACAGATAACTGTGATAAGCTATTGACACTATATCTAGTATGTTAATAACTCTGCGTTTGTTGTAATAATACAACAAAGTAATTATTGTATTCATTATTAATAACTGATAATATCTAACTAGAATTAGAATTAATTCGGAAAGGACTACAATGACAAAACAAGACTTTAAATCATCTGTTAAAGGTTTATTCTCTGTTCGTTGGTTAAAGAATGACGGAACAGAACGATACTTACATAGATGTATTTTAGGATTGACCAAAAAAGTAGAAGGTCAACCATTTGAGCATAATGATTATGTTCTAGTTTATAAAGTAGGTAATGGATACGGAACTCAAAGACGTTGGGGTAATGTTAATCCTAATACTATTACACACATTAATGGAGGTAGAATATGAGATTTAATATAGTTACTTTCATTTGGTCAATAGCAGTAGTGCTGTTGACATTCCAAGTCTTTATGCTTGGTTATGATTGGGAATTTACTAATACCCTAGCATATAAGTTTATGCTTTTATTAGACGGCTTTATGTTTGGTATAGTTATTTCAGATTGGAGTCATAATGCCTAATCTACCTAAAATCATAACTTCTAATGGAACTGACATTACTCCAATTATGGAAGAAATGATTAGTTATCTAAAAGAAGAAAAGGAACTCGGCAACCTTGATAAGATTGCTGATGTTAAAGTGCCACTTACAAGTTCTGCTGATTGGAAACTTATTTGTGGTGTGTTATGCAATTCAATCGTTGAATGGGCATCTCAAAACTCTAACAACGGAGGAAAAGATTTAATAATTCATATGCAAAGTGATATTGGATACCTCGTCAGACGATTGGGGTTAGTGGAATAATAGTAGTAGTCCACTATTATATAGAGTAGGTTTTTCGGTTAACTACTCGGAAAAAGAGGGGATTTATCCCCTCTTTTTTTTGTGCCAAAATGCAGGAAGTCAGACTGATGTCCTGCGAACCCGGGCGAACCGAAACGAATCGTCATCTTCCTGGAGTTTTAGACTGGGAGCTTGGGAGTTTGGGAAGCGGGCGCGATCCCGGCAACTACTTGGCCTGTGGATAACTTGTGGATAAGTCTGGAGTTTGTGGAGTTTGGGAGTTTAGCGAAGAGGACTTACAAATATGACTATTATGCCTCTTCTATTGGGTGGGATATCACTAGGTAAACCGTTTTAACACCCAAATTTTTAAGCTCGTTTTGTAGAGTCTTCTCTCCACGCCACTAGTTGTTTTTCTTCCGCATTGTAGGAACAACAAGAACCTTTCGGAGAAACAGAAGCTTCGTCACTCAAGGGTATCCACTTCTATTTCTAATTACCTTATAACACGAATCCAAATTCAAATCAACAAGGATTTCAATAATCTTGTGGATAATTTCCACCTGCCCGGGCGCAGCCTTCGTGGATCCTGAAGCTTGGCAAATAATCGCAGATTTCTGGGAGTTTGGGAGTTTGACGACTGGATCTTTTCCCGGGCCCTGCGGGACAAGAACCGAATTCATTCATGAACCAATTTTCGTGTTTCAGGGAGTTTGGGAGTTCTAGCCTCCGAAGATATACTGGAGGATGAGGACCAGGAGGATGATCTTGATGGGGATCAATAATATCAAAAAATGCACGTTTTCCTTTCTTTTTCTGGGATACAGGTGAGCTGCATCCAGGTTATACACGCAGCTGGAGCGTTTGTCAACAGCCCGGGCAAAATATTTTGGCGGAGTTCTGCCATTTACCCGTGAAGTAAAACCCCGGGCGCGCCCGGTGCGACCCAGCTCAGTCCTGAAGTCATCCAAAAAATGGCGGACTTCCGGGAGTTTGGGAGCTTGAGAATCCACTCTTTTCCTGGTCCCAGCTGCACGCTTCCTGGACCCGGGCTCTCGAAAAATGGCGGAAAGCCTAGAGTTTGGGAGTTTGACGACTGGAGTTTACGGGCGCCCGGCGCCCGGTGAACTTATCCACAGGTTATCCCCGCGACATATTGTCGCGGGAGTTTGGGAGTTTGAGCCTAGTTCTCTTGAGGTCTAAATATGTCCCTCACTTGTTGTCCAAAGCTTTGGTCAGCCTCCTCTGCCTGTGCTTCAGCTCGTTTCGCATTGCGTGTCATAACAGGAACAACCCCATCATAATGATCCGCAATTCGTTTTAATGTATCGCCATTCTCTTCAATGGCGTCAGCAATCCTAGTGAGTGCTTGTGCAATGGTGTCGTCTACTACCATAATATACCTTTCTCTTTCTATTTATATTATGTAGCCATTATACCATAAACTTATCCACAATGCAAGAACTCATTTAAACTATTTGTCAGGAAAAGTTGATCCCGGGCCCATGCTGGACGCTTCAGGATTCACGGATCTTGGAAATCGCAGAACTCCGGGAGTTTGGGAGTTTCCCCAGCTGCGCAGCGCGCGCCGGGCGCCTGGTAACATGCTGGGACTTATCCACAGGTTATGCACAACTTTCGGGAGTTTGGGAGTTTAAGAGCTTGACAAGGTCTAGGTCCGCGAGCCGTCCTTCATACAACCCGGGCACTTGGTCCACGGTCTTTTGGCCCAGGTCCTTGATGCTTGCGCCTTGAAACAATTTGACATGGGCTTTGCCAAGCCCTCCAATAAGGATGTAAACTGGTGCGCCATGTATATAATGAATAACATTCCACGCCTTTTGAAAGACTGAAAACCTAACCTTGTTATTAGGTTGTATTATCTTTAATTCAATTGTGAAGAATCCTGTATCTTTATGAAATACTAAGCAATCAGGGAATCCTGGCGTAGCATAGCTCTCAAGACGTGAAACAAGATATCCCTCACCATCTTTCAAACATTTCTTTAAACTTTTCCAAAGACGGGTTTCCGGCTTTACGGTCATACCTCGTCTTGTCTTTTACTATCTTCTGTCTCCACTTCGGGGATGTTCTTAATTCCTTCGCCATTGGATTTCTCTTCGACCGAAAGGATAGTTTGATTACCTTCTTTTTTGAATTTTCCATCTAAACCTATTTCCTTTAATTTTTTTAAAACTTCTTCACGGGACATACTATCAATAGTTCCTGTCCTGATTTCTTTCCTGTCAATGTACAATCCCGCGGCTTGACCGCGCAAGCGCTCAGCATTAACAGCAGCGCTAAAAGACTTTTCACCCAATGACTTCTCGCGAAGTCTAGCCAATTCTTGTACGTGTTTTTGTAATTTAACTTCATGTGTTTTTTCAATCTCTGCCCTTCTTTTAACAATAGCTGATACCACGTGGGGGTATCTTTTCCCATTCAATAAAACTGAAGCAGTTACATTTGCGCTATCTTCACTATATCCTGCCTGTCTCGCACACTCAGTCGGTGTTAATCGTCCCTCGTTCTCAGTAAAAATCTTAACAAACATCCGCTGTTTAACGGTCAGTCTGTCCGGACCCTTCGGATACTTAATGGACATATCTTGTGCCACCAATGTGCCACCTGTAGTTTCACCACTTATCTTTGGATCAACCATCGTAAGTCCTTGTATTAGTAGAGTTTTTACTCATATATAAATCCTAAAAAACTAAAAATGTTGTTTGCGTAGACGAGGGGTGACACACTGCTGGCACACCATAAATCATTGAAATATAAGTCATAATCGTCATTTGTGCCACTGTGCCACCTATCCCGGTATAAAAAATTTAAAAAAAACATTCGAGTAAATATCCCACTACTATAGTATCATAAGTGAACGGCTTGCGCCTCTTTGACTACCAATCCACTTTCTTCGTTTCAATTGGTGTATTAAACCGTGAACCGCAGCCTTGGATCTATACCCTAGGATCTGTTTTAACTCTTCATACGAGGGTGAGTATTTATTAGATTCAATAAATTTCACAATAACATCATATACCTTTTTTTGTGTAGGTGTTAGCCCTAATTTATCTTGTGTATTTTTCACCGGTGATTCCATTAATATATGTTTTCTTCTTATTTTGACTTGGAAATTCATCATAGCCAGTGGCGTCGGGATTAGGCCCATAATTTCTCTTCACTTTGGCATACATTTCATTAGGACCCAGCTCTTGAATTGTCTCAGGAGTGATTGAGTCATACAGCTCGCGTTGTAGTTTCTTCTCCTCGGCTGTCAGCTTCTTTGGTTTATAATTGTTTTTAGTTCTCTTGGCCCATGTTATCCTTATTCCAAGCGGTGGCCTGTTCAACGTGACGCCGTTCTTGTTCTGGTGTGATCCAGTCCATGTCCCCGGAGCGTGGTGCTTTTTCATCACATACTCGTAGCATTCCTCATTGGAAGCGAAGTCAAGCGTTTCTTTGCTAAGTAACTCCGCGTCCTTCCAAACATTAATCTCGTACTTGTCCATAACTTATCTCTAGATACTCTATTTTCTTAACCCAACCCTTGGGTATGGTTATATATCTTCCTCCCTCTTTATCCTCTTCCTTTGTTTCCTGCGGATCCAGACACCAGGATCCCATAACTATGACTCTGTGCTCATCATTCCTTATCATCCAACCAATATCTATGCATGTCGCCAGCTTGGCGTCGCGCATCTTGCTCAAAGGCACCCATCCCGTGTCGCCATCCATGGCGTCCATCCAGGTTATGCGGACCATCGGCCAGCAATCCGGATACTTAGTCGAGGGTAATGTCTTCTTTTCTTCCGTCTTCGGCTCGTTCGAACTTTGCATTGTCCTCATCCTCTCTGTGTCTGTGTCCTTCCGTTACTACTTCCATGATCTGGTTTTTGGTTTGTAGCCTCACCTCATAATCCTGGAATACCACCACCCAGAAGCGTGCCTCTCCACCTTGCGTGGTAGTGGCCTTGCCTGCCTTGAAGTTTTCCACTGTCTTGCGGAAACCTATGGATAGAAATTCTAACAGTCTGGATTTAAACAATACACGATCAGTCATGTCCTCGAACCTAACATACCAAGAAGGCTTCTCCGTCAATCCAGTCTTTGGATTGATGGCTCCGTCCTCTACTTGATGCAGATCTATGATCTTTAATGTTGCCATCAGTTTATTGTGTCCTTGTTATTCCAATTTAATGAAACCTCCTGGAACTTATCCTGAAGATCTTTTTCATCAAACCCTTTCATCGCATGAGTTCGACGCCTTTCTTGATAACCTTTTGCAAAGTCATCAATGATCTCCATAAGCATCATTGTTGGAAAAGGAACCTTGTGCACTTTGATGCGTCCTAGTTTTCCCAGCACGTCAGACATGGTATCCCCCTCCACTTCACACTTATGAAGAATTTCTTTAATTTTTTTTATTGAGTCTATTAATTGCTGCATTCTTTATTTTTATTCCCTTCTCATCAGCTGCTTTCTTAATTATATGCATCATTTCCTGTCCCGGTCCACGGTGCATGCTCAACCCCATCCGCACCAACGCGTCATAATAGGGAATCCTTATCGCCACACTCTTGTATCTTGTCGTGTCAACCATTATTCATCACCATAGTCAGATATGATACTTTCAACATCTTTAAGAAACCTTTTGCCTTTAGCGGAAATGGATATTACACCTGTTCTGCCACCATTGGGTTTCTCATGTTTAACCAACCCACAACCTTCTTGAATTATTAATTCATTAGTTCTAGCATTCTTATAGGAATATCCCGATCCTAATTTCTCAACGCATCGTTGAGCGGTTGTGAATACTATGCCAAGATCTTTAGAAATCTTGGTTATGGTTAAATTCGACTGACTTCCATTAAGTTCT